CCCCATCTGTTAACTCACCTATAATTATTTTTCCATCCGGGTCATCAAATTTTAATATAGTATCTACTGCTTGTTCTACAGTTAATTCATCACCACTTCCTGCTCTATGAAATGGTGTTACAACAGTTCCTGCTTCTAATTGAGCACCTGCTGCCAAGATAGAGTGAACGTTTACATTACTCATATCAAATGGATCCCATATATCTCTTGGGTCCCATAAAATTTGGAGTATCATCTTATTACTTAAATTTGTATCTGACAGAGTGAATGTAAAACTTTTTCTTTCCCACTCACCTGTCATTAAAAACCACGGAGAATATTTAGTTGTACCAGACGGGCCCCATGGCTCTGCATGTGCCCTAAATCTTAATTTTTCTCCTGGATCACCTTTTAAATAACAACTATATGTCATTGTAAATTCTTCTGCTATTACTCCAGGAGGTAATGCAAAATATGGATTTGTCCCAAAAGACATATTGGTTTGTACAGCAGATGATATTGATAATGGTGAAGATTCGCTATAAGCACCACCACCCTCTGTTCTTAGAGTATTTAAGTATGTTGCATCATTATTTATCGGATTTTGAAATGTTGCTTTAATTGCAAACTGTCCGGATGGATTTGGCTCTAGCACGCTCTCAAGTCTAAGTGCCTTCTTATCATCAACTTCTACAGGGTTGCTACTAAAAACTATTACTCCATCATTTGGCCAATTGCCACCGCTTCTCCAACCAAATAACGAATCCATTGTCCTACCATGAAGCAAATTAGGAGTTAGTTGAAAAATATCTGTTGACGGCTCAAATGTTTCTACGTCTCTGATCTCATCAATTATTCTTTTGCCTATGAAATAAGCATTGTTAATTCTAATAGTGCCGTTCATAAAAGTCATTGGCATATTTTTTCCAGTGGCAAACGAAAGCATATTAGAATTTGCTTGGCCGAATATTGCATTTGGTGCTGGATCTTCATCTGGAAACCAATTTATACAATTATATGCTGCAACTCTAAAATCTTCTAAATATGATTCATCATCAATAAACGCGGGGGAAAGAATAACTTCAGTTCTGTCGCCGGAAATAGATTGTAAAATAAACTTATTCTCTTTGACAAATAACTTTTCTCCTTCAGCTGTACCTGACTTTATATCATCTTGAGAAGCATAAAAATATTTATTAGGTGCTTGTTCATAGTTACCATTAAATATTTTATCATTTTCATTTACTAATATCGGAAAAGGGCTGCCCGCTTGTAATCTTAGAAAATCAAACTTAACTGAAAATCTACCTCTTCTAAAACCAAGCTCACGTAGCATATTACCTGCATTTATTTTTATAATAGCAGGACTACCCGGCATTTCTACAGAAATGAATGAATTAATTTTATCATTCGTAAAATATTTAGATGAAATTAATCCACCATCATTACCGTATACACATACTCTAATTAAGTCTCCATTATTTGCACCAAACGCGACATCAGGCCATTTAAGAGAGCTATATTGTTCATTTTTTAATTGGTCGTAAAACTTAACATCTCTAAATGGTGCGTAATCAAGAGTATCTGGTAATCTGATAAGATTGTAAATCTTCTCAGGTATATCTACATCTCTATTTAACTTTTGATCTACTAAGCTATAAATTAAATTTACATCTATCGAGTCAAGTTTTGAGATTGACTGGGCTGATAATGTTTCATCTTCATTAATATATGATGTGTTGGCTGCCATGTTTAAAACTCTTTAAAATCTCTATCAAAAATATCTTTCGTTTTTATTTTTGTACGGTACCTCCTTCTGTACAATTCAACGTGTAGTTTTTGATTTGGGTTAGCGTGTGATGTACCATCAGAAATCTTTTCGTATAATTGGATTACATTAGCAGAATTTCTAAGTGTATCCCAAACTTTTCCTCCGCGGTTGCGAAAAGCTTTGTCAGTATCATCAAAGTTTTTATTATACTCAACTTCATCTCGTGCTGACAAAGATGTGTAATGTTCATTTGATTCCAATTCTTTTTTTGAATAAGGCATTATCTTACAACCTTAAATTGATGTCGACCATCATAATATTGTACTGTTTTATTTATACCTGATCCTGATTCAATTTTAAATTCTATTCTATAAAATCTTTCAGGTTGTATACCTGCTGTTCTTAATTTAAAATAATTTCCGCTAGCATCACAACTTAGTTTAGATCCTGAATCATAAGGCACTATTACATCTTCTGTTTTATCATCTATTATAGAATAAAATGATGACGCGCTTGGTAAAGTATTGACTACCAAATACTCTGATGTTGCTGAATAAGTCTTGGCGGGATACTTTTCTCTTCCTTTAACTCTGATATTTGTCAACGTACCAACCTTGTATTCATGATTAAAATTTTCTAAACTAATTTTAAGTTGATCAAGTTGTGCAGATGTAAGAGATGTTAGTGATCCTGTATTCCATGTTGAATCATCCCAAACTGCTTCTAATTTTGGAGGAAATACTGTATGAGTATCAGAAGAAAAGAATTTATACATCCCATAATCTATGCTGCTAGTTTCTTCAGTACTATCTCTTTTAATAAGAAAGCCATCATTACTTATGCTTCCGCTTATCCAACTATTAACAATTCCCGTCACATCAAATCTTGGATCAAACGATTTGTTTTTATCAAAAGTATATGAGCTGGAGCTAGCTTCATACCAAGTACCGCCCAAATGAGCATCAACAGTTGCCCACTTAGATTCTGTGCTAGCTGTTCTATATTTCCATGACACACCATCTTGAGTTTGCGGAACATTGATCAATTTACCTGTTCCTTCTGACCAACTTTGAGATACTGCATTAGCATATATTGTTGTTGGATCTTTTACTTCAGTAGCGCCTGCATCATATAAATTCAAATAAAATTTTACATCAGACCCTATTTCTCCATTTACAACAGACTTAGAAATCTCTGTTAATGGAAATTGAATTAATGCTCTGCATATTGATTTAAATTGTGTAGAGTCGTCTTTAAATGTTTTTCCAACTTCAAGTATCTCATCTTTTCCTTGGTTCTTTAAACTGTCAGTACCGGTAATGTCATTGGCTCTTAATAGCGTTGCATCTTTATCAGCAAAAATATAATAATGGGCCATTAATAATCTCCCAAAACTTTACCAACAATATCTATATTTGGAAACCTAACTTCAAATATAGAAGGATCAAGAGATGGATAAAGAATATCTTTAGAAGTTGCAGCTTTAACATTATAGATATTTCCTGAATAGCCGTTTTCTTTTTTAAATTTATTTGTAATAACAATCGTATCCTTATCAGGATTGTCATCAAGTGGCGGAACTACATTATTAACACCTTCAACCAATGATATTTGATAGGCGATGTCTTGTAAAATAATTGGCTGATTTACTTGCCATCTATCTATATCAAAATAATCTTTAACTTTTTGTATGCACTTCAATAGTATTTCATTTTTGTTATGACCCTTTTTAACATACATTGCAAATCTAACACTTAAGTTAATAACATAAGCATCCTTAATATTGATCGCATCTGTTAAGATTCTATACGGCCCAAGATAAGATTTTATATTTCGCTTTGTTGCTTCATTTACTTGAGTTAGTTTTTTGTTATGATCGTATCCTAAAACATAAAAATTAAGTGCCATCGGATTTTTCACACGGCCAGCTTCCCCCACAAGATCTGCTATAGAAACTTCTCCTCCTAACTTTTCTAATGTTGGCATATCAATGATGCCATCTTGAATTATACCTTGACCAACTTCTAATTGATCATCTTGAGTAATATAAACTTTTTGAATATTACCATACTTAGCAGGTAAATTATAAATTCTAGTAATATAATCTTCTTTTGAAACAGCTCTATTTTGTGCTTGAAAATATTGTTTTGTATTTTCTTTTATTTCTATTAATGTTTCTTCACCTCTTCCACCTGTTGCAGGAATAGAATTTGTCACAGCAAGAGAAGCTTCTGTTTCTCCTAGTAATCCTGCGTCTAAGCCTGATGCGGCTACTGTTTTATCAATGCCTGACAATGATGTTATTGATCCAGCAGGTACGTTTGCTTCTATTCCCCCACCATAAGAATATTGTATTGTTAGTGTTGTATTAGAAGGTGCTGTACCATAAACAGATGTATTTAAAAAATTTGATGGATCCAAAGCTGCTGCATTATTTAAGTAATTTGTATTTGTAAAACTACTTCCAACCTGTGATGGATTTGGAATTATTTCTTCATCTGAAGAATTTGATGTTCCGGAACCAAATTGTAATTGTGTTTTACCCTCTATTGTAATTCTTGTTTTAAATCTATTGTTTGTTCTAGTTTGTTTAAGCAAGTATGGAGTGGTATCATTATATCCAGCTAAATTAGGATCATTTGTAGCAGTATTTGCTATACTCTCAAATATCAAATCTTGTGCTAATGATTCAACTTCATGCCACTTATTGCCATTTGAATCTATTACGGAAATAACTTCTAACACTCCCTTATTAGATAATGAAATTCTATCATATGCCTTTGCAGTAGAAAATGCGAATTGCTCTGTAGTTATTGTGCCACTTACAGCTCTTACTGATTTTTTCAAAAGAAATTTTGTAGGAGAGCTATCATTAATGTCATATATCTCAATAGTTGTAGGATCTAAAGAACTAGAAAATGCAAAATTAATTTGATCTAAAGTTCTAAAAGTCTTTGAATACTGACTAGATTCTACAAGGCTTCCTGCATTGATTGTGTATGCATAATCATAATTTGGTTTTGCACCATCACCTGTGCCCGTAGCAGGCACTGTTTGAAAAAAATCTAATTTTGTAGTTGATGGTGTAGCAATTGTTGGCTTATACCCATATGATTGTGCAATATCATATATTGTTTTCTTCTCTTCTGCGTATGCAAGAAGTGATTCTCTAAATTGTTCATCAACATAAAATGATAAAACATCACCAACATATGATGCCATTTCTATAAACATCATTCCAGGAGATGCTTCATTAAAATCAGCATATGAATTTGGAAAATATGCCTTAGCATACTCTACTAAGTCTGATTTGAAATTATTAAAATTTTTATTTAAATAATTGACTTGTTTTGGCTGTAATTTTGTGCTTGCCATTTTATACTGTGTTCCTTGCTATGCGTAAAGAAATTGAGTCTGTTGAATTGTGACTATTTTCGATTTCATACGATAATGATATATGCAGATAATTGTTGTCTTCTTGTGCATCAATAATTAAATTAATAATGTGTACGTGGGGTAACCATATTGATACTGCATCATTAATCTCTCCTGCTAATTTTTCCTCTAGAGAAGGATCAAAATTCTCAAATAATAAATTAAAAATATTGCTTCCAAATTCTGGCTGCCCTAATCTTTCGCCTTTGACTGTCAAAAGTAAATTTTTTAAATTTGTTTTTGTTTGCTCAAGTATAGTTGATGAAGATGCAAAGAAACCATCTTTAGAATTCCGTATTGGAAATACAATTCCAATTTTAGAATCCGGATCCCTGTCTCTTGCTCTAGATGACGCAGTTCTTGGATTTTCCAGTGCCATTATACAATTTTACCTTTACCGCTGTTTTTACTTAATTGTGAAGTCATTTCATTTGTAACTGGTTGAAATGATCCACCAAGCTGAGTTGCTCTTGCCCTTGTAGTTAAATATCTTTGTCCTGAATTAGTGACAATAATTCCAATTTCCAAACTATTTTCAAGATCGTTTATTAATATAGTTTTTTCTTCGATCGATATATTAGAATTAAATAGATCTTGTAAAGTACTAATTAGCGGTGCAAAAGAATTTTGTTCCATTAGCGGAACAGAAGATAAACCTCCGCCATCACCACCGCCCATAACAACATCAGCTTGTGATACATAGTCATGAAAGTCTTTAGCTTCTCTTTGAGCCTGCTCAACATTCTGTTTCATTTCTTGAATCTTGGGCTTTGTTTTAAGAAATTTATTTTTAGCTGTGTGCTCGTTTTTTCTATTAGCTATATTTCTTGCAAGTCTACTAACTTCTAGCGCCATGTTTTTTCTCTATTGCTTTTACTACTTTAGCAGAATGACCGCTAAAAGCTTTTTTTATAAAATCCGGTGTATCAGAAGAAAACGTTCGTTCCGCTCCGGTAGCAGCTGTTTCTAATACTGCTTTTTGTTCATAGAATTTCTCTGGTGAATCAATTGCGCCGCCACCCATAGTAGGATATGCCTCAAACTCTTCACCTGTAGATATTCCGCCTTTCGTTTCATTTAAAATTTTATTTAAAACTGGATCCTTAGCAAGTTGTTGATTGCTTGGTTCGTTACCAGTGTAATGATCAGCTGCATCAGCTTCTGATATTACTGCTGGATTTCTCATTTCCTCAATAACAATATTGATTTGTTTGGCAACTTCTTTTTCTACCATTTCTTTTACCACCTTTTTAAGTGCCATTATTGTATTTGCTTTCATTTGTGTGACCTCTTTTTTTCCTTATTAACTATAATTTGCTGTTTTTGTAAAATCATCTAGCTCAGTTAGACATTCACTTAAATCGAGAATTTGTGAGTCTAGCATTGCATCAATTTGATCTTCATTTAAATCTGCATTATCAGAATTTCCCATGCCACCTTCTCCACCAACAGACCAATCTCCTTCATTTGCATCGTATGGTATTACTGCAGGAGCTGTCAATGTTGAGCCTCCTGGTCCTATTGCTTGACCGCTACTAAGTTCATCACCAGCATTTAAATTCATGCCTGGTGGGAAATAATCATTTCCCACATCACCAAATCCAAGATCCGGATCTAAGTTAGCGTCTAAATTTGGTAGTCCACCTCCACTACCGGAGCCATCACCATCGGAGCCAGCTGAACTAGCATCCCCTAAATCTCCAACCGGTCTATCTACATAAACTCCACCTAATGCCTCACACTCTTCTTGACTTAAGCCTGCTGCAGCACCTCGATTCATTGCACATTGTGAGATAATTTTTTGCAATAAAGCAATCAATTGTGGTAGTATTTTTGTTGCGTCAGTCATACTTTTAACAGCCATTTCAATTAATGCAGGAATCCCCATTATCATTTGGAGTGCCAGTAATAAGACTTGCACTGCCTTTAATGGAGCAAATAACCACAATAAAAGTTTTAGTGCCTTCTTCATTTTTTTAATTATCTTAGAAATTTTAGCCATAACAGCATTAATTCTAGCAATTGCTGCTACAACTCTTTGCATTATTTCTATCAGTCTAGAAACATCAGGTAATAATTCGCAGGCTTTATCAGGATCCATGTCTACTAATGCTACTAAATTTTGTGTCTTTGCAATAAATTTTCCTGTAAGTTGCATGAGCTCATTTATTCTTTTCTGAATATCCACCCACCAAGTCATATCAAGCCCGGGAATATCTAATTCTAAATCTAAATCATCTAGCATATCTTCTAATCTAGTTTGTCCTGGTGGGGATGTACCTGCTAACTCTTGCAAACTACAGTAAGCATCATCATCATCTTCGCCACTTGGGGAAACAACTGCACCATCACTTGATACAGAAGAGTTTGTATCACTTACTGTATACGGTGCATACTTCTCTTGGCCGGTCCCATCTGTTATTTTCCCATTTATAATGAGATCGCCTACTTTTAATTCTGTTCCAGGTGCGTATACTCTTGCCTCAGCGCCCATCCCTTGATGAATAACATCAACACCATCAGCATTTGCTGTAAAGCCGTCTTCTACTATAAAATCTCCCGGGCCTAATTCTGTGCCTATAGGAAACATTTGCTCCATATTTAAGTCTATACCAAATACTTGTGCTGCTACTTGATTTTTTGCCAATTCAGCATCTGATAAACCTGTACCGGAGCCTGTGCCACCAGATCCTGTGCCACCAGATCCTGCCCCTATACCACCAGTTTTTGTTGCCGATCCGCCGATAATCTGATCACCCATCAATAAACTAGAATCTGCTTGAAGGTGTCTTTTAATTGTTGCAATATTTTTACAGTCTAGTGGCATTATAATTCAGGTCTCACTTTTTGAGATACTTTAATATTCTTACTTAATAGTAGATTCCCAATACTTTCTTTTGTTGTAGCTGATGTCCATCCGCCTAACTTATTACCTGCAGCCATTGCCGCTGGCAACACCACAACACCTCCAACGTTACCAATACCGGTAAGGCTCCCTAAATCTTTTGCTAAGTTATCTAATCTTTCAATTAGTTGGGATAGAAAAGTTACTAAACTCTCACCTAATACTGCTGATTGTAAATTATCATTATTAGTATCTCCTAACTTTACCATTTCACCAATAATATTTGTATTTAATTTAGAAATAATATTCACTGTATTACCTGAAAATATATCTATTTGACCTGTAGTCGTACTTTCTTTTGTATTAAATATTATTCTATCAGAATCAAGAATAATTGCAGCTGCTCCAGCTGTTGTCCAATTAGTTATATTATCAACCTTTGGTGTAACTTTAAACTTAATTTCTTCAGATCTTGTCATATAAAGTGATGCTTTATCAGTATCAATATCTTCTACTCTTGTTGATCCAGCCGGGATTTCTGTGGTTGCCGTTGATTCATGAGAAATTCTCATTTTAATTATAGCATTGTTCTTGCTTAGTTCCTTTTTACCTCTTGCAGCACTTGTATGATAGTCCATCCCCAATCTTATTGACTGATCATTTCTACCATTTAGCGCCCAATCTCCTGGATATTGTGTGACCGGTCTTGGATTTTTTTGATAATCAAATCCTCCAAGATAATCAACAACAGCTTCTTCATTAACTTTCTGCGGTGTACTTCCGTCCTTTTCAAATCCTGCCATTATATTATGATTTATGCTATTACTAAAATTTAGTGGCTGAAAATAAAAAGTTTTGCCACCATAATTAATAATATTTACCATCTCTCCAACAATAGGATATGATCTAACTTGTGCATCTAAAGGTCTAATCCAACTATTTGCAGGTGACTGTGGAAATCCTACTTCTGGTAATGCTACCTTAATACAACCAATATGGCTATTATTTAAATCACCCTCAAGATCATCTTCATTATAAATTACTTGTGTAACAGACGCTATTATTGTTTGTAATGAAACCATTGCTGCTTCATCAATGAAATGTTGCACAATTGCTTTTACTCTGAGTTCAGTTGCACCTCTATCAGTTAGTTGCATCGTGCTGTTCGAGTCCGTATTTGCCTTAACTAAAACAACACCGGAGGTGTTTAATGCATCGGTCATAATCTAGCTCCTGACGATATTATATTATGTTATGTTTAAATTAATGTCGTCTACTTCTTTTTGTAAATCTTTTGTAGCTTCTTCCAATTTACCAATGATTTGTTCTTTTTCTACATCAGATAAACCAAACTCACCATCTGAAGATTTTGACTCCATTTGAATAACCCTTTGAACAACTGCTGCTAACTTAACTAGTACTTCATCATTCCGTATGTTTGCTTCCATATAATCACTAATCATAGGAAATAATTGCATAGCAGAATTTGGGTCTTTGATATAAGTCATCAATTCCTGTATCAAAGTTTCAATTTGAATCTTATTTCGGTTGGAATTGTGGTCGATCTTCTTAAAAAGATCAGCTAGGGAAGTTCCCTTAAATAATTCATAATCAGCAGACATAAAAACATCCTTTGATTATAAATATAGAGAACTATGAGTTTAATCGTTTAGGATTGGATAAAATAAATATATCACCTTCTTCATCCCATTTTCCCCATAAATTTTTATAATGGCCCCTCATAACATTTAAAACTCTTGTTATGTGTTGAGTTTGATAACCGGAAATTTCTCTAAGTAAAATGTATAGTGCTTTTTTGTTAAAAATTTCAATGGAGCCTACACGACTCATCAACTCTATAATAGAAAGTGCAATTGTAACATCACGTTCTTTTTTAAAAATAATATTAAGATTTTCTTCCCAATAGTTAACAACGGCATCAAAGAAAGCTTTTTGTTCAGACTTTTCTACAGTTCCATCATCATAAGCTGTATTTTTTACATCCTTGTGTTTGAGATCTAAAACATCATTATGTGTTTTCATCTTTTTATAATTGTTGTTATTATGACAGATCAACCAATTTTTAACAACAACACTAAAGTAACTAAATGCTTTTCCTTTGCCTTGTTGATACTTCCCTAATCTGGTTATCATAAACGAAATTACTTCATGTTTTACATCTTCTAAGGGAATATCGAAATAATAAAACTTAAATGTATGAATTATATTTTCTACTAATTTTTCAAAAGGTTTGCGTAGATGCTCATTATAAATTTGATTTTTTACTCTATGATCATTAGTATCGTTGTAAGCAATGATAGCTTCTTCAGTGTCTAATGTAAAGTACATTCTTGTTTGTGACTTTTTCTTTGGCATTTTTTATTCCTCTGCTATAGTATCTAATTTATTTAAAGTTTCATGTAATGCTTTGAATATCGAGCCAACTTCATCATCAGATTCAAAAGCCCCTATTGTATCTAAATTTTTCATATCCTGAAGTACATCTTGTATTTGAAGATATGTTGCGTCAACCCACTGTTCTAATCTATCTGTCTTAGTATACAAATTATAAATTGTATAAATCATTACAATATCGATTACACAAAATAATACAAACAATGCTATGTGTATTTCTATCATTTGAATAGATCCTTTAGCTTGTCTGTGTCTAAATCTTTTATTAACTCTTCCTCTTTAGTTTTCCCCTTCATATATTTGGGGAAATCAATTCGCGAATCACCTGATAGCATAAATCTCTCCTTTTCTTGTCGTGCAGCAGAATTATCTGCAAATGATATTATAAGAGGTAGATTTGTCTTCATTGCTTTCCACTCTGCACCTTCCATATAATAAGATTTATTTGCTTCTGCATAAAGGCCATCAGCTAATCTAAGACCTAAATACTCTGATTCTGACATTTCTATTCCAAACTTATTAAGGAGCCAAATCGCTCTATCAGTTACTGTCATGTAATGAATTGCAGGATTGTGTACATAATATTGTTGCAACTTTTTTGCACGCCACTCATCAGTATTTGTAATATAATAGTCTTCATCCATATTTCCTATCTTGCCCAAATCATGAAATAAAGCTGCGAATACTACAGACTCTTCTGTAATATCGTCAACATACATTTCTTGAGACTTGAATAATTCATAATAAGATTTTGACCATTGTATTATGTTTAGGACATGTGCAACATAACCACCTGGAAAAGCATTATGAAACCAACCTGTTCCTGAAGCAGGTGCTAGAATCATTCTATCTTTAAAGTGCTCATGTAACTCTTTTATTTTTTCTAATCTTTCACCATCAAATGTTTTATCAATGGTGCTTTGTAACTCATCCCAGTTTATACTGATCTGTTCTGCAGTTAATCTCATGCATTCTCCTGTGCCCATGGCATCTTAATAATATTACAGCCTTCAAATTTATAAGGCTTGACATGTGTGGATTCTAAAATGTCAACTACATTAACAAATTTAGAATTCATAGTATCACGAACCTGATAAATACCATCTTTCTTGTCAGCCCCCTTAAGTAAAATATAGTCGCCGTAATCGAATGGTCCACCCCAACGTTTCAAGAGATTTCTAGAAAGTGCAACAAATTTGTATTGTGATGCCCTCTCTACTCTAATCCTTGTTCCGTCTGCTGTGATATCGGGTGTTCTATCTGTTTGCGGCCAAATTGGTTGATACATAGTAACGTCTACTTCAATTCCATATTGGTAGAATTCATCTAGTTGATTTCGTAGTTCCTGTTTTTCATGAACTAGCGTTTCATAATAATTATGATAGATCGTTTTGTGTTTGTCCATAAAATAAGTAGATACGTAACCATTGATTATAGTTATTGTAATGACTGATAGAATATACTTGTTTAGGTTTCGCATGGCGTGCTCCTTGTTTATGATAGAATCTAATAACATTTTAGTATACGCGTAAAGGTTTTTTTTCATTTATTTTCATATTTTTTGTGGACCCGGGGAGATTCGAACTCCCGTCCGGCCTGCTATTAACAATGAGTCGTTACAGCTTAGTTAGTTTCCATCAGTAGCAACTAACAAACAACCATGTGGATTTCTTTTGCAGAACGTATCCTTTAACTGGCTTTTAGTTATACTCCAAATCACCAATGAGTTTGTGTTCAACTTATTTTATAACCGGGTGTTGAACAACCCAGTAACTTATGCCGCGTAGGAATAAGTTGGTTGGTAAGCCAGACCTGTATCTAGTACAGGAGCAGTACTGACATTAGCTGGTACATCATACTCAGCCATATGCCAATCTATTACCAACCCGTCTAGCGAATTATCGCCATATTGGTTAGTGAACCTTTTGTCTCGAGTCTTGTTCAAACTCTGCTGCACTCAATTGTCAAAAAACACCCGTCGATACCGAGCGGGCCCATTTCTTTTAGTCGCCCCAATTCTCAGACCATTGGTCTATATCTTCTTCTGCGGCTCTTAAATCTTGTAATAATAAATCAACAGCATCCCAATCTTTATCTTCGTATGCTGCCTCTAGTCTCATAATAATTTCTTCAAGTGAAAGCATATGATTTGCCCCTCCTATTATATTTGACACTAAATATGGATAAGGTGCTAAATTTATTCTAGTTACTGTTGTACTTTTTGGGCTTGCTTCCCAAGGTAATATAACTTTCATTTATGCTTCTGCTAATTGATAACTTAATTTAATGTTTTGATTTTTATGTTTTGGTGCTTTAGTCAATGCATAATCATATATTAATGCAATAAAAACTTCTTCTGCTGTTTCATCAACAGACAATTCTTCGCCACCAGTTAAAGCATCAAACATCGCTCTATTGGTTTGATAAAAATATTTTACTTCAAAACACAGTGATTCCCAATCAAGTATCGAAGGTTCACCCACAATATTATTTTCTAGTATAGATGGTCTCATGAGCTTATTTATTTTCCATTGAATCTAAAATATCTTGCATAGCAGTCCTATTATCTTCTGATTGTTTAACTTTTGCTTTTCTAATTTTTGTTATTCCTTTACCATTTATTGTTGGCATGCCGTGATCATCAACTCCAATACTTTTTACAGTAATTTTTTTATTTTTCCACTTACCAGTAAGTATCTCATCACCAATATTAATATCTAATTTTATCATTTCGCCATCCTATACATTTTTTCAGTATTTTTTTTTAATTCGTCAAGTTCTACATCCATACCTTTAAGTGTATCCTTGAGGTTACCAACTGGAATTCGTTTTGAAACAAAAGCCATTCTTTTCTTATCTTCTTTTTTAGATCCAAAGATAAATGAAGCAACAGGAAAATCTACTTGCTCAAATTCTAATTGATCATACCACGCCTCTGCTTTTCCAGATCCATACCCTAAAATTCTGGTGTCACCCCCAGGCAACCAACCAGTATCTGGTTCACCCGCATCTGCGTTGTATGAGCTTGGATTATTTGACACTTCAAAAAGGTTCTTCATGTTATTAAATATCTTCATCTTCATTTAGTAACTCAATTGCTTCTTTACTCTCAGGTACTGTATCAGACATTTTCATAATTTTTAATTTTTCTTCTTCTAACTTTGCAATCCATTCAGATAATAGATCGATAATTTTATTCTTTGTTACATCATGATCATCATTATCTAATATTCTATCAACCCACTTTTTGTACATTGTTAAATAGCCAGATAACCACATAGCTATTTCTTGTCTTTCTTCGGGCCACGATTTTCTCATTTAACTCTCCGATTATTTCTTAAAAAGAAAAAATATTTTATACTTTAATTTTCTCATTATAAACATCATACTAATAAATACACTTAAAATTTTATCTAAAGCTATATTTTTTGAAGTGTATTCTATTGTGTTAGTGATCTCACAGCCTTCTTTTGTTTTCACAATATTGTATCTATTAGTCCAAAACTTTATGCCAAAAGGCAAATTATTCTCATTAATTACATGGAAATAATATAAGGAATCAGTTGAATTACACATCGCAATTTTAAAATGATATGTTTTAAAAAACCATGTGTACACACTAATTGTTGCTCTTCTTCTTATACCCTTAAACTTAAGTATACCGCATCCAAAAGGTAAAAGCTTATTCATAAGTTTACAATCGCTGTCAAGAAATGCAGCCTTAACAACATCCACCGGTTTGTTAATTGAAACTTTAAATTCCATTTTATGCTACTTCAGCTTCTAGTTCGCAGCTTAAATGATTTGTTCCTGACCCAATATAATCAAAATCTACGTCAAAAGTATTCTCTCCGCAGATTCCACATTCCCACTTCTCGCTATTAAGCCACTCATCTTCGTCCGATTCATCATACTCAGTATAACAACCCCTAGACTTTAGTGCAGCTACAATAAGATTTGTTATAGTTTCTCTTGCAGCTGATGAAGCTAAATTAATTTGATCATTAGCAATATCACTAAGCACACCTTTTATTATATTTTTCATTTTCCTTGACCTCGACTGGGTTTTTTAAATCTCTTGCTGCCAACTCTGGTACTAAATTTTGTTCCTCTTCCGGAACCTTGGCGCGTCTTCTTTCCTTTTCCTACTTTGTACATTATATTACCTTATCCCATGTTAATTTTTTTCTTTTTATATACGCTTTTTTAGTTAACTTATCTTCATTGGTATTCCATACTGCCTTACTTAATAGTTCATTTAGTGGCTTGTCCTCTTCACCAAATCTTGCATCGCTTTCCCACAATACATATAATGTTGTGTTGAGTGATGCTGCTATTTCCTTCAATGTCAAATAGTCTTCTGTCAAGTTTACATCAGCATAAAGAACCTTTCCTACTAGCGGCATAAAAATATTAGAATTGTATACTACTAGATCTTCAACATGATTATTACTATAATCTAATTTTGATCCCAACATTCGTCCATCATACCAATCATATGCAGCAAAATGCTTTTGTATTTCTATGACATTTGTAGCAGGTGCAAAGTCACTTGGATATACACCTTCTAATTTAATAGTTTCAAATTTCATTTCCATTCTCCTTCTGCATATTTTATTAAGTCTTCTTTCTTTTCATGAAGACCATCAATTGTATTTAGATTTAAGTACCATCCACCACTAGTAGCTATGTAAGCTAATATTAATTCAGATAATTTATCATTTGGCACGTCAGTATTTCTCCACTCAGCCAAGATTTTTGTTAACAGCTTTTTCATTTTTCCTTCCTATGTTTTCCAATATTAAAAATTTTATCCCATCTATCTGACCACTCTTCTGAAGAAATCCCCATTCTTGGAACGTCTCCTTTGCCAGCATCAGATTTATCATGGAAAACTGATTTGCTTTTTGGTTTTTCTTTTTTAGATTTTTTTGTCTTCTCTTTTTTATTCATCATCTTTTTCATAATGACCATCTGGCCCTATATAATAATCACTATCATCTTCTTCATTAACCAATTTTAATTTTACTTCAGATTGTAAATCTATAAATTGTAGTTGAGTAATTTCACCGATCTTTTTTTGTTTTTTATCTTTAGCATCCCAACCTAAATTTTCAACTACACTATACATAATTTCTGGGATTACTCTTTTCTTATTTAAATCTAGCGGTTCGTCCATTTTACTTTCAATCCCACAAATTAAATAAGTGCTTTCCAATCAATTCAAATGAACGCTGAGAACTCTTTTTTAACTTTTTTAGTGATTCTTTATCTTCGTAATCGTAATCTTGAATTTTCTTTGCACATTCCAATCCGAATATAATTACATTCAATATATGTTCCCACCTTTGTTCTGCTAATCTATCTGCCTCATCAGTTGAATTTCCAAATATATCAACTCCGTCTTTCTTTCTAAACATTGATGCCGGCGTGCCGTGTTTATTGTTTTTCAATCTTTCTAACATTGGAATCAAATTATCTACTAACCAAGTATCAATAGACCAAGCTGACCTATCAGACCAACCTCTACTTCCTCTTTGATAAAACCATTTTGCTTCAGATGGGAAATCTTTAATGGCTTGAATGAATCTTTGAGATGGTATTGCAAAGTATTTATTATACCATTTTGCATTCTCTTTATCCCAGCTTGCAAATACATCATCTGTTAATTCAAATGTTTCGTGTTCTTTATTTTTCATTTTCGTCCTTTATTACATCTTCATTCCCCAAGTTAAAACAAACGGAATCGTCTGCCATCCATACTTCATAACCCACTCTTACGAGTGCCGAAATCAGGTCATTAACATCTTGTCTATCACAATCACCGAGGTCATTAAATGTGGTTAATTTTATTGTTCTCATTTCTCATACCTTTTATCCTGCTTGTTTAAATACCATTCTTTAGTTGGTTTAAGTTCATCAGTATTCCAAACTGCCTTTTTAATCAACTCATCAATTGGTTTATTCTCATCTCCAAATCGCCCATCACTTTCCCACAACACATATAAAGTTGAGTTCAAAGATTTTGCAATATCTTTTAATACTAAATAATCTTCAGTAAGATTTAAATCACCATACCATACTTTACCATAATCTAACATCAATATATTTGCATTGAATACTATTAATTCATCTGGATGTTGACTACTATATCCCGATTTACTACCGCCTATCATTCTACCATTATGAAAACTATATGCTTCAAAATGTTGTTGTATTTCTTGTATTGATGTAGATGGTTTGAAATCACTTGGATACTCACCAGCTAATTTTATTGTTTTGTCAATCATGTTATCGGACCTCCTACATATACTACCCATTTACCACTATCTAAAAGTGGTTTGGCTTTTTTGTATTTAATTTCTTTGTAATCCTTACCATCTGTGATACCAACAAATTCATTTCTTCCGTATGTCTTTTTAGTTACTATTGGTTTTGGCTTATTCTCTCTATCCATAATAGTCATGCCGCTTAAATGATCTATTTCATGTTGAATACAAATGGCTTCTAGCAATCTTTGTTCCTGATCTTGCTTTGTATTTTCTTGTTCCCATGATCCCCTGCTTTCTTCACTACTTTCCTCTCCACTAAAATACCAACCGCTTTCTTCTTGTTCAGTTTGTATTATTACATTTTTATATCGTTTGGTATGTATACCTTTCTTTGGGAAAGATAGACAGCCCTCAAAATAAGGAATCTCATCCCATTGTTCTGTAACAACAGGATTGATTAAAATAAGCGGCTCCCGAATATTAACCACAGCAACAGCAGCATCGATCCCAACTTGATTAGCAGCAAGACCAATGCCATCTTTTCTCTTAGCAAGGATTTTGAATAAATCTTTTGCGATATGTAAGCCTTCATCTACAGACACCTTTCTTAGTTTCTTATTTATGACTGGATTATTTTCTTTGAAACAATCTATTATATCATGTTGATGATATGAAAATCTAGTCAAGTGTTTTCACTTCTTTCAAAGTGCCTAAGTGAGCACCTATTTTTTCAATATATTTTGTAGCATCTGCTAAATTTTCAGCGAGAAATGTGTAACCTTGATCGGTTGTCCATCTTTTGTAATGGTTGAATTGATCAACTTTCTTTTTTGCTTTAGACAATATGAATCTCCTTTTTAAGTTCTTCTGCATACCCTATTGTATTTTCAGTTCCACCCTTCCTATCAGGTGCCACGAATGCGTAAAGTACATCCACATTCTCTGCAATTTTTTTATTTCTCGCGTAATATGCCTTTGTAAACTCATATCGTGGACTACCACTTTTTGGAAGATCAGGAAAATATTCAACTATTTTTAAACCTTGCAATTTAGCATGATCTGTCGCCCACTTATCAGGACCTTTGCAGCCACCTGATATAACAACTGTATCTTTGGGAAATGATTCTACTAGTTCCCAAACTTTCCAGTAATCTTCTCTACGACGACTTCCTACTATCCCTATGGAGCTCATGTATGTAACCTTTTTCTTTAATCTCTTTTAAACTCTTCCATCCGTATATTTTATCATAACAGCTTAAACATAGCTGTCCAGCACCTTCAACATAGCCTATTCTAAAATCTATGTGATCTTCTTTATTATACAGTGATTCAGTTTCACAACTTACACATTTGTCTTTCATTTTCCAACCTTATGATCTAAAAAATCTTTTTGTTTTTTGATAGCCTTCTTTATTTCTTTCTTTTCAGCTGCAATATTTAATAGCTTTTTTTGTTCTGCTAAAGATTTCTTTTCTTTATTAGCTCTTTGTTTTGCTTTAATTGCATCAACGTCTGTAATTGGTTTACTGCCTTTCAATTCTAGCTGCTCCACACCTTTGTGGTAGACGTTTCCCGTCTTATCTACAAATTCCTTCATCCACCTCCACCCACGAGGTTTCGAAGATGATGTAGAAGTCTTACCTGATGTACTAAATAATTTTAGTTTTTCTTTCTCACTCAATAAATTAATAGACATTTTTGTAAGACAATGTGAACAAACTACACCCAAGCTATCAGAATCTACATGCTCACTATGGCCGCAACCAATTGTGCTACACATTGTCATTACCAATGTGGAATCATCTGCAGGATTAAAATCCCTTTTTGATTTAACTGATCTTTTTCTTCCCATAAACTATTAATTCTAAATTTTTAATTAGTATTGCTAAAGCTACTGTAACAATGCAATCTTCATAAGGTAGTGCTAACGGATAATAGAAGTTCCATAAAACAACTAATAAAAACCATACAATCCAAATTAAAAATTTCCTCATTTTTTATTTCCATATTAGAATCTAACACTAATTACCTATACATGTAAAGGTTTTTTTTTATTTATTTTAACATTTTCAATCTACGCTAACTCCACCCTTTTCTAACTCACTTAATTTTTCACTCATTTCTGCACTTTTTTTAGGCTCCTTATCCTTATAAATCTCCCACCATTGTCTTCCTTCTATTTTATCTAAGTCAGCTACGTTTGCCTCTTTCCAGTCTCCCGATTTTTCTTCCTTTTTTCCTGTTCCAAGATCAAATGCCATATTTGCAGCAATAACTAATGAGACTGCTAATGGATCAAATACAAATATTAATATGAATATGAACCATTTCACAACTGTATCTATTTCAGTATTAAACATTCTGGCCAAATAAATAGCAGGACCAACATCAACACCAGTATCTACTAATTTTGTTTTCAATTCCCCCATCTCTTGCTTTATATCTAATATTTGTTTATTTAGTATTGTAATTTGAGGTTGATATTGTTCCCTTAATTTCTTTTTTGCAGTTCTAAAATTATCTGGTAACTCTGATATTGCAGCTTCTAATTCCGTCTTTAAAAATATTTTATCTTCCTTCAATTGTTCTAACTGATCTTCTTTAAATATTAATACAGTTGATTGCTTTTCAAACTCAGTTGTTGCACCTTGATATGCATTAGATAGATAACCAAATATACCAGCTGACGTAATTAATACAAGGACAACAGTACCGATGATTAAATAGTTCTTCAAAAATATAGGAACCCTGTCCCAGTATCTATAAAGAAAAGATGCTGATACTAGTTTTGCAAATTCAAGACTTCCGGCCATAATAACTACAGACATTTGTGCACCGGCGAAGAGTTTCGATAAGCCGAAAACTGAAAAGAAGGCAGCGCTAAAAGCAACTAATCCAGCACTTAATGCAACTATATAAGGAAAAAGTTTACTATTATTCATAACATTAAATATCTGTATATTCAGCAGTAATTATCTTATTACAAAAGTAAAAATCACCACTATTTTTCAATACATTGTCACAATTCCATTTTTGTTTCCAAAATTCAATACCCTTTTCTTCAACTGAAGAGACTTTCATCGTACCTTTTAAAATGTACTTATCACCGCCAACACTAATTATTTTCACTTAAATATTTTTTGAATAAAGTATCAATATCTTTTTTTGATGGATTTGTGCTTTGTTTTTTAAAAGCTTCCTTACGTGATGTATAAGTTAGCGGAACATCAGCTAATGATGGAGGTCTACCCCATTCATCACACATTATTGTTTGATTCAACCATTGTTTTTTTGTTAGTGGCATTTTGCCTCCTTGTATAAAATAAGGGCTCTTTCGTTTTTAAGTCGTTATATAGTGGAGACTAAAAATCGGTTGAGCATAAGCTCCGAACCCTTATTTTATTTATCTTGTAACCTTTATTATGCGATCTTTACGAAGGTTCTCTTCGGTTTCTCAGGTTCTAATTTTGGAATCTCAATTGACAAAATGCCATCTTTAAACTTGGCTTTAATGTTATCACCATCTAAAGATTCGCCTAATGTAAACCTACGTTCGAAAGCTGAATGCTTGAGTTCCTTACGGATCACAATTGCATTTTCTTCCATAGCTCTTCCTATAGCGCCATGTTTTGTACCTTTGATTGTCAATACACCGTCTTCTACATCAACTGTAAGATCTTCTTTTGAAATACCTGGAATTTCGGCAACGACACCAACTGATTCATCATGTTCGTATACGTTGACCTTTGGATATGCAGAACCTTCAAAAGGTTTAACACCAACTTCACTCATAAAATCCGGGAAGTTGTTTTCAAATAACGTATCAAACATACGATCGAATGGGGTTAAAAAGTTCTCTCTTGATATTGTTGGATAACCTTGTTTTCTGACTACTAAGCTCATTTTATTTCTCCTTTATTGTTATTCTATGAACTAACTTATGAGTACCCATCTAATATGGCGTACTCTAATACTATACTGAAAAAACCGTGCCAAAGCTCTTTTAATGACAAAGTGACATAGCTCTTTGACAATATGTCATACTATCTAAGCTCTATTTTAAAGTGATGTGCAATTGATTTAATGGACTTATCCCATTTATTATTATTTAATTTATCTAGAAGTGCTAATGCTTCTTGTCTTGTTATTGGTTTTTCTATATACTCAGCTTGCCATCGAATAGAAGGAGTATCACTTTTAGCACACTCCTCTAGTACTTTAACAACATCTTTGTATGCTAAATATGTAGTTAGATTTGCAGACACACCGCTAGCTTGTCCAGTTAACAAAATGAATTGTGTGTAACCTGATAAATGTTCATACTTCATTTATTGTTCCTTTACTTATAAGAGAGGTTTGAAAATTGTAACATAATAATTGCAGCAGCTAATACGAGTGATATACCTGTATGCCATCCTGGGAGTTCATCTAAAATACCCCACGTCATGATCCCAAATATCAATGTGCCAAAACCAAAACCTATCATCCTAACATTCCATACAGCACCAAAATGTTCAAATGATAAGTGTGCTGATTTCCATAATAGCCAGCCAATTGGAATTCCCAATATAATAACTACCCAATCTTTTGATAGCCATTCCTGCCACTGACCAGTCATAAACTGTCCTTGAATCTGAAACCATGCTATGATATTTGCCACAAGCAACATTAAAAACATTTGTGCTATTAAACTCATATACCTAATAATTCCTCTTCATCAATTTCTTCCATTTCTTTTTGAGTACGGCCATTACCGAACTCTGTATTATACGGATAATTTTGTTCATCATCTCTTACATCCAGTGCACCTTTAAGAATCATTGTTTGTTTTGTTCGTTCTTTGACATTATTCTCCCATTCAACAGCATGTCCTGTAAATCTATAGGTTAAGTAATTGGTCACTGCTTTTAATATCT